ATTGATGGTAACTTTGTATTTTTCTGGCATTGGGTCAGTAAAGTCATTCAAAGGATAATCATGTGGATTGTTTTTTAGCTTAATCATCCTTTTAATCACCACCCATCTGCCAAGCCAAGTATCATCACTATCTATTAGTTCTGTCATTCTTTCAATGCCCTTGCGTACGCCATCCTTTGTGATAGTGCAACCGTCAATCATCATTCTTTTGGCAATGGCATCATAGGTTTCGTGTGTCATATACCTTATGGCAAACATATATAGCCATCGTGTCTGCTTTACATATAGGTTGTCGGATGGTGACAGCATATCAGCAACATCTACATTGCAAATGCTTGCACAAAAAGATGCCACCATTGTTTGTGCATCATAATCGTACTTGCGTAGTACCATTTCAATTTCCTTGAATGACTTTTTTCTTAAATCACCCCACTCATTTTTGATTTCATTATCATTTTTCATGCGTTTGGTAGTTTTTATATGTTAGACAAAGAGTTTATTGCTTTTCATTATGGTTTATGAGCATGGTTTGGTCTTTCATTGGCAATCTTTCAACATATAAATTCAATCTTTCCTTGTCTTTGCCAAGTACATTATCCCAAATGCCTGTTATTTCATAGATAAATCGCAGGAATACGAATGTGCCACGATAAGCCACGCCATTACCTTTGTTCACTTTCTTTAGGTATGTTTCCCATTGTGGCTTTCTTGGTCTTTGGTTGAATTTCTGCATTTCTGCATCATATTCAAGCAAAGGTTTCCGTTTTAGCCAAAGCCAATCCTCGCCAGTATCTTCTTTCTTGAAATACATGCCTTCTATTGGTGAAAGTTCAACGCCATCTATCATTAAGATGCCCTCACGTACACCTTTTGGCTTTCTTTCTATGTAACCGCCATTTACTATCATTGCTTAATATCATCTTTGGCAAAATTAAGAAATTCATATAAGATATAAAAATCTTTTTCACCAAACATTGCTTTTGCCTTGTTGGTTAATGCAATAGCACCTCCCAAATCGCCTTTTTTCGATTCATCCACTATGCCATATTGGTATGCCCTTTGGATTATCATGTCATTGCAAGGTATCAATGCCTTAGAAATATCCATGTTAGCCCATATATTCAATTTGTAAAGCAAATAATAAAGATAGTTGTATCTGAAAAAAGAACTTTTGGATGCCTTTGTGGGTAATCCAGTGCCACCGCTAAACATCATAGCCAAAGCATCATGCACATACTTGCATTTATGTCTTTTGTAATTGTTCATATATGAATTGAAACATACTTGCAAGCTTTCATGCAACAATAGGCAATCACGAATCTTTCCGATAAGATTAATAAAATTCATGTTGCTCATCATTCCACAAAAGCATCCATTGTCGGCAGATACTACATCTTTATTTGGCTTCAAGACAAATGTTACAGGACTTGGCATCATCATTTCTATGGTTCTTTCTATGGTGTATTCCTCGATTGAATATCCATTATACAGCCAAGATGATATTATGGCAACAATTTCCTTGTCATAGGATTCCTTGAATGTTGACACAAGCTGCAATCTCTTGTCGTCACTTATGCCAACATTCTTAACAAAATCCACTATGTCATTCAAAGAGTATTTCATCTACTCGCATTTTGTTGATAAGATTTCCCATCCTTGGCAAGAAGCATCTACCAAATCAATAAGACGCTTTCTTGTTTCTTTGTCTTGTATGCTATTGACGATTTCCTTATCCAAAGATTCACCAAATGTTTTCAAAAGATAGTCCAAAGTAAAATGTTGCTCTTTATATCTTTCTGCAAGGTCTTCATCTTCACAAACACTCCAAACGCCATCTTCGCATATAGTATTGTCTGTTGAAACCTTTACATTCTTTCTTAGCACAACTTCCACCTCACAATCAAGCACAAGTTCCTTGCCTTTTATTACATCACTGCTTTTCATAGTTGTAATGTTTAAGAAACCAAAGTTGGCATCAACAAGTATGAAAAGTCCATATCATCATCGGCAGGAATCATCAATACGCCTTTTGTAGCACCACTCATATACATTTTAACTTGCGTGCAATCAAATGATGAAAGTGCCTGCATCAAAAAGTTCCCATTAAAGCCAATCTTGAATGTGTTGCCTTTGTAATCAACACATTTCACTTCTTCTTGTGCGGAACGTGAATAATCAATATCCTCGGTTGAAACATTGAAAGTTTGGTTCTTGACGTTGTTGAAATCAAGGATGACCAAAGATGTTGCAATGTTACTCATTGGCATTACATGGCGTAATCCATCTATTGTTTCTTGTTTAATCAAATATGCCTCATCCTCCCATTGTTTCGGCAAAACAGCTTCATAATTTGGGTACTTTCCTTCAATCTTTCTTGTAACAACCATACAACCATCATCAAAGGTGAACTTAGCATTGATAGGTGAAATTGTAAGTTCTACATTATCCTCATCTTGGTTAGCTGCTATTTTCAAGACAACCTGCAAGGCAGACAAAGGCAAAGTCATATCCGTGTTTCCATCAAAGTGTGTTTCGGCATCACGATAAAGAGCAAGTCTATGACCATCGGTAGATACGCAAGTCATTCTATCAACATTAAAGTCAAAGTGTATGCCATTCATTTGTGGTCTTAAAGTGTCATTGGCTACGGTGTTCCTTGTTTTTTGTATGCCATAAGCCAAAGCATTGGCATTTACATTAATCACATCACCATCAACCTCAACAGGCATCGGGTATTCATCTGCTAACAAATATGGCATCTTGAACACACCCTCGGCATAACCACAAGTAAGGATTTTTTGCGATTCGTCAAATACCAAAGACAACTGCTTTTGTGACAAGTTGTTCAATGCTTGCAATAAAAGTGAAGATTCAATACAAAAGCTTACATTTTCCTTGCCATCAAGATTGATGCTTGTTGCAGCAATCTGACTTGTTATCCATGTTTCAGCATTTGAACCCATAACCTCTATTTTGCCATTGCTATAAGCCTTGAAATAAAGGTTGTCAAGTATAGGCATTACATTCTTGTTGGAAATAATGCCTGCCACCATCGCTATTCGTGGCAATACATCACTAACATTAATTACAATTTCCATAAAACCTTAAAATTTTCCGTTAAACATATATTATTATCATTGTTGCAAATATACTTAATGGCTTTCAATATTCAAAGCACAAGGATTAGTTTTTTAATTCTGCACTATGGATTTCAGCACTAACTTTGCTATAAATACCAACACGTTTCAATGTTTCTACTTTTGAGAAATCATCGTCCTCCACGCATTTCCTATAAGATTTGCCAAGCATAGTTGGTAATTCGTGTCTTGATATTCTTTCATCATCAACTGCCCTTGACAGTAGTTTTACTTCATCTTCCGTTGCCTTACACTTTTCTTGCAAGTTCATTTCTATGGTATCATCCACAAACTTTCCAAGCCCGAACTTTTGTGCCAACGGTCTTAATCTTTTAAGATAATTCCTACACAATTCTTGTAGCTTATTGTTTCTTACATCCATAAATATTAAAAAAGTGATAATTGTTGTAAACTACTGCCATCTGATTGCTTCAACATGCCGTTGCATATCTTTTCAAATCTTTCATTCCCTTTGTCGAAATAAAGTTTTTCAACTTCACAGCCAACATAATCAAAGCCCATTTTATATGCTGCTATACGGCTTGATTTGCTACCCATCATTGGGTCGAATATCAATTCACCATCTTTTGCAAAGTTTTTCAAAATCCACGCATAAAGTTCAATTGGCTTTTGCGTAGGGTGGAAACGCTTATCATCCAACTTGCTAAGTTGGCTATATTCAAACAACTTTGCATTTCCTTGAAACGAAGTCCACGCATACTCACACATAGCCATTGAAAAGTTCTCTGGGATTTGCTTTTTCCAAATAAGGAAACACCTTGTTGCAGGCATACCATCAAAATAGTTAGCACCCCATATAATTTGATTTTTACTTACACGGAATAACTGCTCAAAAAACTCATCACTTGGCGTTTTATCCCATTCATCAATATCTATAGGATTTCCATCAACTTGCCTATAGCGATTAAATCTGCCTTTATGAAATCTACCCCCTTTAATTATTGTTGCGACATTTCCTTCGTGTGAATAAGGAGGGTCTGCCACGCAAAGGTCGTAGTAATTGTCTGGGAGTTGCTTCATAAACTCAACGCAATCTACATTAAAAACGTCACTTCTCATATTCATATATTTAGTATTAAAAAAAGCTTAATTGTTGTTGTTCGTTAGTAATTCTATTACAAGCAATATTATAGTATTTTTTATCAATTTCACATCCAATGTAATGCCTATGCGACCGTAAACAAGCTATAGCCGTAGTTCCTGAACCAATAAAAGGGTCAAAAACAATTTCCCCTTCTTGTGTAGAATTTTCAATCAGATATTGCATAAGAGGAACAGGTTTTATACTATCATGTAAATTATTTCCTTCTTTGTCTTTTTCACGATTAAAATTAGAAAATGAAAGCAAGTCGCTACTGCTGCAATTATTGATAGGTTTATCTTTCCCCTTTCTTAGCATAAATATGTGTTCCACTTGCCCCATATAGTATCTACCACAAATCTTTGATTGTTTATCCCATACAAGTAACTTGACAAATTTGAATTTACTTTTCCCTATCACATCAAAGAAGTGTGGAAGGTTGTAGTTGTTACACATTATGTAACAATGTGCATTGGCTTTGAGAATACGGTAAAAATCTGGCAGGTATTCGTCTATATCTATGTCGTTATGGTCGAATATCTTACCGCTATATGCTTTTTTTGTTACCCAATATCCAGACATCGTAGTTGAAGCCATACCCCCTCTTGACGTTACTCTATATGGAGGGTCGGTTACAATTAAATCTGTGCTTTCATTTGGCATATTCCGCATTACTTGCAAACAGTCTTGGTTATATATCCTATCAAATTCAATCATATAAATTTACTTACTAAAATGGAGAATCATAATTGTTTGTGGGTGCATCGAATGGCAACCCATTTGACACATATTCATTTTGTTGTTCATAGGCAACCGTTTTTTGAGGTGCTACATAATAATGCTCTTTCTCAGTTTCATTTTCCCATCCATAATGTATAACTTCGTTGATTTCATTTTTAAATCTACGGCTTTCTGGCTCATAGTGCAATCCAACCATCAAGTCAACTATGCCATACATTCTGTTCTTTGCAACCTCTATGACATTGCCAAAACCACGAAACCTATTGATGTATGCTTCGCCAAAGAAATCAGCACCAGCACGAAAGAAATCATTGTTTACACGATGTATGATAAAGACATTATCCACTGCGTTGGTAAGGTCGCTTGTTCCGCTAATATCATTCTTTCTTAGGAACGCCAATGTTTTTCTTGGATGAGCTACGAGAATAATATGCACTTGGTTCTTTTTGGCAAAATCCTTAATCTGCAAAATAAGTTCCCTTTGCTTGTTATTCTTATCACCTTCAAGCAAATCTATGTTCAATGAAAACAGGTTATCCAAAATGAATACTTTTACATTTGCTTTAAGCAGTTCTTTCATATCATGGAAAATCTGTTCCCATGTATTACCATATTCGTTGTTGTAAACGAATAGTTTGCCATCCAACCATCTGTCTATATTTTCTGCAACATCATTAGGTACATAATATTTGCCATTGCCATAAGATGATTGACGAAGCCTATTCTTTCCAGCAGCTACCATTTGAATCCACGCTTTTAGGATAGGCGCAGGTAGTTCACCAGACCATAAGGCGCAATTCACTGATTGCTCAATTATGTTCAACATTATTGTGTTAAGCAAGGATGACTTACCGCTTGCATTACCACCAGAAAGCAAAGATACTTCGGAATAATTCAACTGCACAATACTGTTGTCAAGTTCCAATATACCTGTTTTTACGCCTTGTATCGCAGTTAAATCAATCTTGCTGATAGATGACATAGATAGCCACTTTTCGCCAAGTTCAGGTATTTCATCCTTGATTTCATACTTTGGCTTTGCAGGAATATTTTGGCGTATTGGTTGGACTTGTTGGTATAATGGTTTGTCATAAGCATCTGGCTCGTAATGTAGCCTTACATCATGCCAAGTCTTTCCTGTACAATGGCTATGGGTGCAATTGAATGTTATCTTGCCATCTGCATCCACGAACAATGCACTATCCCACTTTTTCCTATCGCTATGTTGGTCTATCCAAGGACATTCCTCTAATTCATATAACGTACTATTGCCATTTTTCTTATCCCTATACTTTATGCCATGTTCATTCAACCATGATACAAGGTCAAAAGGTTGTGATATGCCACCATAAAAAGGTTTCCTATTTGGCAATACCTTTGGTTCTTCTTTAGGCAACAAATCAGCTATTTTTTGAAAAAGCGAATCATTGTTAGGGGAAAGGTCGTTAGGCACTTTCAATATCCTTGAAATACGCCATTTCCTTTCTTGTGTGTCACTGCCTTTCTTAGCCCACGTTCCAATAAGCTTATCTATTCTTGCAGGATTAAAAACCTTTTCGTCTATCTGCACATCGTCATCGCTAAACATTTTGGATAACGATTGGAGAAAATGCTTTACCAACTCCGTGTGTGTTTCATCATTCGGCATATCACAAGTAAGATAACAATGATAGCCGTTACCAGATGTTGTAATTAACGGCTCATTAAACCCTTGCTGTATCAAATATTTGTATATATCAACAGCCTTCATGTGTGCCTTTTCAAACTCTTCGTTGCTTGCACTTATGCCAGCAGCCCTGTTCGGGTCAAGGTCTATCAAGACAAAACGCCTACGGACAATATCGCCATCTGTTGTTGTGCTTTTAGGTTTCTTGACAAAGCAGTCGTGCTGTTCACGGCTATACAAGTCCTCGTTAATTTCATTAAGCGTGAAATAGGCTTGCATTGTGCCGTTATATTGCACATTCATATGGTCAAGTAAAGGCTTTAACTCTTTGATTATCGTTTCAACATCACGGAAATAACCGCTAAATGTGTTTTTCCCAAGCAAGCGTATTTCCACAAGCTTACTTTGCGGATTAAACACTTGCCACCACCGTCTAACCTGTTGTTCATCTATCTCGTACATAACATATTTTATCAATTTCTATCATGTTCCCATTTTTTAGTTAAACTATTCCAAATTATTGTTCCTCTTGCGTTATTGAGTATGATTTTAGCACCATTTGGTCTATTATCGTTTGTATATCCATCAGCCACTTCCATGCCATCGTAGTAATAACCGATATACATATATGCGTTTGATGGTTCATCCCACATTAGCGAATAGTTACCACTTGGTGTATATACATTATTTGTAGAATCACCTTTGCCAATCTTTGTCGGGTCATATATTGTTTGATTGCCTTTAAATACTATTGATAGAAAAGTCTTGTCCTTTAAATATCTTTCAAAATCCTGTTGGAATTGTAATTCGCGACTTGTTACATAAGCCTTTATATGTGGAAGTACCATTTGCTTTTCACTTTCAGTTAGTTTTTTCCAATACGGTAAGGATTTTCCTTTTTTCCCTTTTCTCCTATATGTAATCCAACATTTCTCAAAAAGTTCAACATCGCTTGCACTTTTAGATAAAGATTCTTCTTTATCTTTTTTCCATTTAGTATTATCTATATTATTATTGGGTGCAATTTTTTCACTACCCTCATCCACATTTTGTACTGGTGGTGTAATTTTTGCACTACCCAATGAATAGGCGCAAAAAGTAACATTATTTTCCTTGTATGTTCTCTTAATGAGTAATTCACTTTCAACTAATTGCTTTAGAATGGCTATCACGGTGTTTCGTGTTAGGTTAGTCCATTCACAAATATAATTTATACTACCATTAAATTCATGTATTCCATCTTTACAAAAACCATGTATAAGGGCATAGATAATTAAATTGTTTCCGCTCAATCCAAGTTCCGTTACCATGTAGGCTTGGATGGTGATATAATCGTTTCTTTCCATATTAGCAATCAATCATTAAGAAGTAAAGATACGTTTTCGTCTATTTTAGCATTATCATAGTCTTCAAGAAAAATAGGATAATTGAAATTCACCAATTCCTTTTCTTTAATCCCCAATTTAGCGAGGGTTTTAACATCGTCATAATTTTGGGTACTCATAACAGCATCATGGATGTTTTGCTTTGTTATATCAAAATTCCAACACTTTTCTTGTTCTTTTATGCTTTCAAAAAAAGAACAAAAGTTGCACAAAATTGCATTAAAAATCGAATCACTAAAACCAAACTTTCTAAAACAATCTCTTGCATTGGTAAAATTTTCGTAAAGATTGGTTTTTTCATCGGTTATGTATTCGTGACACCTATTGCACAAAGTAATCAAATCCTTGTCTTCGTATTCCCAAGGTTTCTTTCCTTTTTCGTACACTTTGTGATGAATATGTAACGTTCTATCCTTACATCCGCAAAACTGACAAGTAAAGTTGTCTCTTTGCATGATTTCAAGACGTTTCTTTTGCCATTGTGGGCTGGCAAGTGCCGCTAAATATTCTTTTTTCATAATTTGTGACCTTTTTAAAAACCAAATGAGCGACATTACTCATAGCAGCTACTCTACTTTCATGTCGCCCATTGGCAAATTTATAGTTATAACTTTTATATCTTTGTTACGTTACATCTAAAGTAGCTGACAATGTATCGTAAATCTTATTTTCTTTCACAAAGATAAAAACATTTATTGATATTACAAATTACAAAAGGTTAAAATTTCAAAAAAGTTGTCCTTGCTTTATTTCTTTCCTGTTATAATACTTACTTTCAGCCATTGCAAAAATATCTGGTTGGATGTATTTAGTCATGGCATTGCAAGCATCAGAATAAAACCTTTTTGATATTTCAAAACCATAAGCCTTGCGCCCTAAATTAGCAGCAGCAATCAATGTAGAAGCACTGCCTGCAAATGGGTCTATTACCACATCATCAACATCTGTAAATAGTTCTATAAGGCGTTTTAACAATGGTATGCTCTTTTGTGTGGGATGAATTTTATCCATTCCTAAATCTCGTGACCAATCCATGCAATTGAATACCATTTGTCCGTTGTTGTTAAACTTAGGTAATTTATCACGATATAAGATAAGACCATATTCACAGTTTCCCACAACCCTCATGTTGGCTTTTAACACTTGTGCAGAATAGTTTTTTCTGAAAACGAGGTTAATATAATGATTAATACCGTACCTTTTAGCAAGTTCTATCAAATAGAATTGTTGCTCAAATTCACAAAAAATAATCATACATGGTGCTTTTCCGCTTTCTTTTGGCTCTGGGCGTAACATCTGAGAAGCAAAGTGCATCATCTCGGCT